TTAAACCTTCTGATGTCGCGCTTTATCAAACGGCTTTTTAGTCTTGTGTATATAAAAGGCGATTTTCGCCAATTTCCGCATTAGTGCAACGATGATTATCATCTTAGGCTTTTTGGCCGCTTCCAAATTGCTTACAAGTTGAGGAAATGCATTCATGCGGTAGGCAACAAGGGCTGGCATAAACAAGGCGCGTTTTAATTGGCGGTGTCCGTATCGGCTCAATCGGCCGTTTTTTTTGACACTTGTACCTGATTGTTCAATTTTTGGACTTAGACCGGCAAAGGCTACAAATTTATTCGCTGTTTCAAAATTTTTATCTGTCAGGTGTCTCAGTAGGATCACTGCGGTTTCTTTTCCTATTGCCGGGATGGTTTGAAGGTTTTGATATTCGATATTTAGTCTTTCTTTCTGCTTTATCATGCCTTCTATCCGCTTTGATGTCTGATCTATTTTTTCTTCAAGCAGTTCTATGATTGCTTCATGGGTTGATTTTATGTAAATGTCTTTAGCAGTATGCAATCTGTTTTGTGTTTCTTTTTGCTGTTCCTTAAGTTGTTGCAGCAAATTAACCAGCTTGTAGAGTATCGGATTTTCAGACGGCCTAAACGGTGTCAGTTTGTCTAAATGACGGTTTGCAAATTCGGCAATAAGTTTTGAATCTGCTTTATCTGTTTTGGTATGGCTAAACTGACTTTTTGCGTATTCTTTTATTTTTAAGGGATTAATTACATAAACGGTATAAAGTGCGCTCAAATATTCAGCCGCCTGTTCGTAATAAATACCTGTTGCTTCCATACTTATGGCAATTTTTCTAATTCGTTTTGTTTTTATCCAATTAATCAGATTCTCAAATCCGTCTGTACTATTTGATATTTTTATATAGTCTTTGCTTCCTTTAGTTGTAATCAACGTTGCGTCTATGGTGTCTTTTGATACGTCTAAACCTATTACATTCATTTAATTTTCCTTATTTATTCAGCCTGTAATGGCTATGATGATATTCAATCTTTAAGGTAATTGAACGGTTCGACATATCTTTTCCACAGTTTTTAACTCAGGCCGTTTTACTATCTAAACCGTTCAGACTTTTGTTTTGCGCTTAAACAAAAATCTGTAAATCGTCTTAATTAAAACGATTTACACATTTTAGCTTTAGCATTTTATTGCTTCCGGTTGATTTTAAACGCAAACAACCAGCACTGATTTTTGTCTTTTTTGAATTTTTAGGTGTCGCCGGAAGACATAAAATTGCTCAAATCCAAATATTTGCCTTCGGCGACCCTTTGGGAACGTTCGCCACGTGGCAGGCGGGCAGGAAATAAAACCCTTCCTGCCCACCTACCACAAGCTTGCTTTTGTGATTTAAATAGTAAAGGGGGTATTCATAAAGATTGAGCAAAATTCACGCTCAATCTTTACAAACCTTCCCCCTTGACTATTTAAATCCCAATTCCTCAAAAATAAGGCCGTCTGTGATTTCAGGCGGCCTTTTTCTCATTTATTCTCCACATATTCCAACAATTTCAGCCATTTTGTGTGAGACATATTCGCATAACTGCTCATGCTTGGACTTACTTCCCATTTTTGGACGGTTTTCAGCTTTGACTCCGTAATATCGGCAACATTCTGCTGTGTCAGCCCATATTTTCGGCGTAATGCCTTCAAGTTGTTTGGCGTGTAACCTAATTCAGCATTTTCAATCATAAAAGTCCCCATCCTCCGACAACATCAAATCGTCTGCCGTGATTTGGTCGCAGACTTTTTTAAGACTATTCAGCCATTCTTCGGTAACTTCAGGTCGGTTATTATCTAAAAATATAAAGTCAGACAGCCAAAGCCCGATATTCGAGCGGTAGGCGAGGCGGCCTGTTTTGCTATCTTCGACCATATCGCCGTTAACAGGCTTCGCCGGAATTGTTCCCGTGTATCTGTCGTCTATTGATTTCCGCGCCAAAAAGCGAGGGTATCGCGTATGAACGACAAATTCGTCTGTTTCTGATCGTGATTCGCCGTGAATTATTGCCGGGTATCGGTTGAAAATATTATTCTTGCTCATTTTGTTCTCTCGAAAAAGCCGCCATATTTCAGGCGGCCTGTCTTTTATTCTTCGTCTTCAAGTTCAATTTCTTCAGTTTCGATAACTAAGTTTTCAGCAATGTAGCTATCACATTCAGAAATTTGACCTTCAAACCAGCTTTCATACTGGCTTAATTCATCTTTTGTAAAGGCTGTTGTGAAACCGTTTGCCATTGCCAAGCTGTTGATGTAGTCGGCGGCTTCGCGTGCCATGTTGGTTTTTGCGGCGATGGTAATTTGAGTTGCTTTCATTTGATTTCCTTTCGGTATTTAGCCTTGATTCCGTCAAGGTGTCGGTAGATTAGTTGATTAAATTTTGACATATCCGCCAAATACTTTTTTGCCCCATTTTAAATCATCAAATTTATCCCAAAATGCCGGTACATCAAGAGAGTAGAATAAATGTTGCTGGCCATCTTTATAAGTCATCAGTTCGGCAGTTTTAACATCTTCGTTTCCGATTTTGATTGATTTCGACAAAACTTCGCAAACTTTAAACTCTTCGCCATCTACAATTAATAGATTCTGTTCAGTTTTAAATTCTACTTCTTTTGTTTCGCCTGTATTGATTCGGTTGAATCGGGTAACAGTTTCATATTGGCGTTTTACTTCAACTTGTTCAGTTTTAATTACATTCACTAAGAATTTCATGGTGACTTCCTTTTGTTGTTTGCTTCGATATGTGTATATTACCTCTTTATATGAGGTATTGCAATAAATATAATGTTAGATTTTGTAAATATTACCTAAAATTCAGAAAACCTTTACTTCATTGAGTACCGACAACCCCACCACGTTGAGCAAACTGTTGTCCTGCTTCAACATACCCGTCATACATCAGGTTTTGAGGGCTTTTACCACCCATTGTAAGCACTTGGCCATTTTCAGGCGTGTAGTCTGTCTGCTGAGCAGTTTGTTGCTGTTGCGCGGTTTGCTGCTCGTCCTTGTACGGGTTAAACGGCAAACCGTTCTTGACGTAGTCTTTGCACATGGCTTTTGTGATTTCTTTCAACGGCGTTCCCTGACTTGAGTAACAGGTACATCCGCTTTTACCGCCATCGACGCAGCCGACAGGGTACTCAAATGTTTTAACTTGACGGACGCCGTTATAGATGGGTTTACTTTCGGGCTTTTCGGCAAGAACAGGGACAAAATCTTCAGGTTTAAGGTTTTGACCCTGAATTCCACTTTGCGGCATCATTTCCTTTTGGTTTTCAGGATCAAGCGGATTTTTGAAACCTGTAGCTTCCTTTGGTTCTTCGACCTGTGTTGTCATTCCTGCTTTATCTTTATAACCCTGATACATCTTATAGCCCATGAATCCGACCAAACCTAAGATACACGGCAGAATAAACAACATGGCGATTATGACGTAATACCACCTTGATTTGACGTGCGAATGCGCGGTATGAACTTCGGCGGATTTGTAATATTCAAAAACCTCTTGTCTGATTTTATGCGAACTGGACAAGGCGTTTCTTGCCTGTTGGGTCGGATTTAAGGCAACTTCGTTCCATTCCAGCCTAGTTAAACCGCCCATTTTGTTTGCAGCTATATGGATATGCTTGTTAACTACTTCTCGAAGATTCACGTCAAGCAATTTGGCCGATTGTGTGATTAGTATCATGTCAATACCGTAATGGCCGTGAATGTTCAAAAAGGCGACGTTTTCAGGCATTTTTGAACCGCTGGAACGTGTCGGGAACAGATATTGCACTTCGTCATATATGACGACAGAGCCTATATTCTCTTTCCATTTCAACCATTCGTGCATGTCTTCCCAGCTATGCCCTTCCGGAGGTTTATAATGGTCTATCAAAAGGCCGTTGATGTTGGAGAAGATTTTACGGCCTTTATAGAAGTCATCAAACATAAGCAGTTCAACGGCAAAGGCGGTTTTGCCTATTCTGGGTTTGCCTGTTATCAGGGTAATGGCGGCCATCTTTATCCTTTCTTACCGAAGCTTAATTTAGACAGGGTTTTAAACGTTACGACAAATGCGAGCATTCCGAACATGATGTTCAAAACCACGCCGCCACCTGCGATATAAAAAATTTGGATCGCTCCGGCAGGAACCGCCCCCATGCTGCTTATAAATTGATTTTTAAGATTACTCATAAGGGCGTCAAAACCGACATAGGTAATGATAGAAACCCCTAAGGCAGTCAAGATGTATTTAACAACATGGTTTATCAAATATGGAGCAAGAGCAGCTAAAAATTTCATAAGTCCCCCTATGCGTTATTTCTGACAACTCTGGCCACGAAGAACGAAGCCACCAGCCAAGCCATTGCGATAATAAACGGTCTCATCATGGCAGCTAAATTACAAGCCGGCTCAAGACTGATTTTATATTCCGTGCCCAAAGCCTGAAACGTTACCGGAGCAGGGCATTCGCCATACTCTTTAAAGCTATTGTCAGGTGTGAAGTTCAAATCGATAGTTTCTTGAGGAATCTCTAAATTTGGTTCTTCTTTTTCGGGCAATTCGTCGCATGCCAAAATGTTCGGGAAAACTTTACAGAGCAAACCTCCGTCTTCCTTTGGCTTGTCGTCCTCTTTAGGCCTTTCATCCTTTTTTGGATCGTCTTTGCTGTCAGGGTCGGGCTTATCGTCGGGTTTTTTATCGGGTTTTCCATCAGGATTACCATCAGGTTTTTTATCGGGCTTTCC